TTACGGTTTAATGAAGACAATTGCCATAAGCAATGTCAGCCTTGCAATACACATTTAAGTGGGAATATTACGGAATATCGGATTAATTTAGTGCAGAAAATTGGGTTAGAGCGTGTGGAATGGTTGGAGCGGAAAGACCATAAGCCGTTGAAGTTAAGCGTTGATGAGATTAAGGAATTGATTCGGGTGTATAAGGCGAAGTGTAAGGAGTTGATGTGATTTATTTGCGAATTGATATTAGTGATATTTTATGGGTATGGGCAAGACGATGGGGGAGTTTTAAAGGGATTAAAGGATATCCGAATTTGCAGTCTTTTATACGCGATGGAAAAGTTGTTCAAGCACGCTATGCGATTTCAGATTTATCCGATGATATGTATTTGCGGATTGATAGTGCGTTAGATATTTTAAGGCAGCAAAATTTAGAGGCTTATCAAGTCTTAATGGCAATTTATTTACAAGGGCAGGATAAGCGGAATGTTTGTTTAGAAATGGCATTACGCCCCTCTACGTTTGACAATCTGTTGCGAACAGCGAAAGACTTTATGAGTGGGGCGATGTTTGGCAGTGGTGCGATTCAAGTTATTTTTTAAGACACTGCCAACTTAGGGGATATAGAGATATTTAACCCGAGTGCGGCAATGATTTTTAGAATCGTATCAAAACGTGGTTTTTCGCTGGAAAGGGTTTTATATAGGCTTTCTCTGCCGATACCAGATTTTTCCGCAAGTTCTGACATACCCTTGGCTCTTGCTACGGTGTTTAAGGCTTGTACAAATTCTTCTGGTGAGCCTTCTTCTAATGCCATGGCAAGATAAGCCGCCATCATTTCTTCGTTTTTGAGATAACGTGCTGCATCAAATTCTCTGGTTTTAATTGTCATTTTATAGCTCCTGTTTGAGTTGTTGCCAAAGTTGTTTGGCTTTGTCTATATCTTTGCTTTGGGTCGATTTGTCTCCACCGTTGGTGAGTATGTAGGTGATTTCACCTTTGCGAGCGTAATATATTCGGTAGCCCTTGCCTTTAGTGATTCGCATTTCATAGACACCATCACCAACGGATTTGTGATCGCCAAAATTCCCTTGTTTCGCTCTTTCAATACGTGAAACAATCGCCACAACAGCCATTTGGTCGGTGAGATTATCAAGCCATTCTGAGAATATTTCGGTTTCTTCAATGATATACATGGTTGCTCCGTTAAGTGATAATATATTGTATAGTTTTGGATACATTAAAGCAAGTAAAAATAATCTGTTTAATTGCTCAAAAAATGATTGACAACTTGAGTTTAAAGTAGTACATTTCAATTACAGTGCGGTTTCGTACATTTAAAACGCACGAAAGGAATTTACAGCCCTGAGCAGCAATGCTTGGGGCTTTTTATTTGCAGAGCTTTTTTATTGGAGTATGTATGGAAATTACTTTTGGCGATAAGATTAAGATTAACAGTGAAGAAGTGCCAGAATATTTACTTGTGGCACTTTATGAGAATTTGAAGCTGAAATTTAAATCAGATGATATTGTATCTTTAGGTATTGTCCACAACCAGCATATTGTTTCAGGTGGAACGAAAGCTTCAAGTTTTACTTAAATTCGTATATATCTTTTTCTTTGTTATAAGCCACTCCTTCATACATTGAAGATACTATTTCTTTTACAAGAACTTCATCATTAACATTCATAAATACATGAACAAGTTCTTCTAAATATGCAGTGATTTGAGCTTCTTTTGGATATTGGATGGCTTTATCAAGATTGTAGAAGATGGTTTGTCCTACATAAAAATGCACAGCATCTTCGTTGTTTAATACTATATTTAAAGATACAGTGCTCGTTTTTAGTGTTGGTTCAAGTTCTATGTAGAAAACAATGTCTATTTTTTTATTGATGTGAGCAAATTTACACAGAATATTTGCCGCATCCGTAAAATTTTTAAAAAGCGGATATAAATCTTGATCAATATCTGAAATGTTAATATTAAAATAATGGCGATACTGCTCGGGAATGTTATTTAAGATTTGTTGACGAGATATTCTTGCTTTAATCATTGTAAACCTCTGTTATTTTGTCGTGTGGAAACGCTATCTTAACAGAACTTACCGCTCACTGTAACAGGTGAGCTTTTTTATTGCCTAAAAGTAGGCGGAGTGAGAATATGCCTATTAAAACCCCTGATGTATGGACACAAATCTGGGAATGGTTGCAGATTAATTTTGATTGGCAAATATTACAAAGTGCCTGTGCGGCAATCATTATCTCTTTGCTAAGAATGATGTTTATGCGGAAAAAGACCACTTTCTGTTATATGTTGCTTGATGCCATGATTTGTGCGTCTATTGCCGGTTCAATTATCCCTTTACTGGGTCATGTCTTTGACAATATAGATTATTCCGCTTTTATTGGTACCATGATTGGTTTTATTGGTACGGAGAAATTGAGAGAGTTTTTATTTAAATTCCTGAATAACAAAATATCAAGTGAAAGTAATGTTTATCCGGAGAGAAAAGATGAAAATCAGTGAAAAGGGTATCGCTCATTTGCAGCGTGAAGAAGGCTGTAGATTACAGGCTTATCAAGATGTGGTGGGGGTATGGACGATTGGTTATGGTCATACGGGATTAGTTGACGGCAAGCCGATAAGCAAAGGCATGATGATTAGCCAAGAAAAAGCACGGGAAATCTTGGTGAAAGATTTAGCACGGTTTGAGAAAGCGGTGAATACTTATGTCACTGTACCATTGAAGCAAAATCAATTCGACGCATTAGTCAGTTTAGCTTTTAATATTGGCGAAGGAGCGTTTAGTCGTTCTACCTTAGTGCGTAAATTAAATGCGAAAGATTACCACGGTGCCAGTGAGCAGTTTTTGGTATGGAAAAATGCAGGCGGTCGCCCTGTATTATTAAATCGACGTAAACGTGAAAAGGCGATGTTTGATGAATAGGCTCACACTTGGATTAATCATAGCTATTTTGGGCTTGTGTGGTTGGATTTGGATTCAATCACAGAAGATGGATAGCTTATATGCTAAAAACCAAACGCAAGCCCAAAGGATTCAATCACAAAGCAAAACTATTACGCAGCTCAAAGATGAAGTTGAGCAGAATCGTCAATTAACGTTAGAGCTAACAAAGCAAGAAAGCGAGCTAAGAGAGAAGGCCGATGAAGTCATTAAATATATCCCTGCCAAAGCAAAAAGCAGTGACGCTTATAATGCTGTCGCTCCTGATAATGTTATTGAGTTCTTGCGCGAGCCGTGAGCCACAGGTTTGTAGCTGTCCGCAAATCCCAGCGATATTAACTGCACATTTAGATAAGAGTTCGTTCAAAGGCAAAACCTACGGCGATGTAACCGAATATGCGGTGATATTAAAACGTGAGCGTGATATGTGCTTAAATCGAGTTGATAAAATTCGGGAATGGCAAGCAGAGCAGTTGCAGAATTAAGTAAGGATTAACCATGCCAAAGAAAGACGGGGTTAAATCCACGTCTAACAATGGGCGTGGGAAATTAACCGATAAACAAAAGCGATTTGTGGAAGAGTATTTAGTTGATTTAAATGCCACGCAAGCAGCAATTCGAGCTGGGTATAGTGCTAATAGAGCATCGGAAATCTCATATCAACTACTACAGAAAACTACAGTTCAAAACGCTATCCAAAATGCACAAAATCAACGTTCAAACCGTACCCAAGTTACGCAAGATAAAATCATTGAGAACTTATTATACATTGTTCAAACATCATCAGGACAAAAGCAAATTGTGCTAAGTGAAATTCGTACCGGTGAAAATGGTGAGAAAGTAGCTGATGATGTCGCTCAATTTGTGTTTGAACCGCATGCAGCGAATAAAGCTCTTGAGTTGCTCGGCAAGCATTTGGGTATGTTTAAAGATAAAGTAGATGTCTCTTCATCCGATGGCTCGTTAGCTCTTGTTTCATTAAAGGATCTGTTCCGTGCTGATTGAGAAAAACTTTTTGCCATTGATTGAGCCACACCGTTACAAAATTCTTTATGGTGGGCGTGGTAGTGGTAAATCGTGGACGGTAGCAAGGTTATTAATTGAGATTAGTCGCCGTGCCAATATGCGTATATTATGTGGACGTGAGCTGCAAAATTCTATCAGTGACTCGGTGATCCAATTATTAGCGGACACCATAGAACGGCACGGCTATTTAAACGAGTTTGATATTCAAAAGAATAAAATCTACAACGTGCGAACAGGGTCGATTTTCCTGTTTTATGGAATTAAGAACAATCCAACTAAAATTAAATCGCTTGAAGGTGTAGATATTTGCTGGGTTGAAGAAGGCGAAAACGTATCTAAAGAAAGTTGGGATATTCTTATTCCGACTATTCGGAAAGAAAACTCTGAAATTTGGGTTACGTTTAATCCTAAAAATATTCTTGATGAAACTTATCAGCGGTTTATTACTCATCCGCCTAAAGACTGCGTATCGCTTAAAGTCAATTATGATTTAAATCCTTATTTTCCAGAAACTTTGCGACTTGAAATGGAAGAATGCAAAGAAAAAGATTATGAGCTTTATCGTCATATTTGGCTTGGTGAACCTGTTGCAGATTCCGATCAAGCCGTCATCAAGCCAATCTGGATTGAAACCGCTATCAACGCTCACAAAAAACTAAACTTTGAGCCAGTGGGGCGTAAGGTGGTGGGCTTTGATGTGGCAGACGAAGGGGGTGATGCTAACGCTAATTGTTTAGCTCATGGTTCAATTGTTTTGGATTGTGTGAGCTGGAAAGATGGCGATGTGATTACCAGTGCAGATAGAACCCATACTTACGCTATTGAGCAACAAGCCAGTGAAATTGTGTTTGACTCAATCGGCGTGGGGGCAGGGGTGAAAGCTCATTTTAACCGTATTTTAAACAGCCGTTTGCGAGCGGTGGGATTTAATGCAGGCGGTGCGGTATTTCAACCAAGTATCGAATATAGCCTAGGCAAGAAAAATGCGGATATGTTCGCAAATATCAAGGCTCAAGCGTGGTGGGCGGTGCGTGACCGTTTTTATAAAACCTATCGGGCGGTGAAGTTTGGCGATAGCTACCCAGTTGATCAGTTAATCAGTTTAGATAGCCAAATTGCCGAATTGGAATACTTAAAAGCCGAGCTATCACGCCCTAGAGTAACCTATGACAACAACGGTAGAGTAAAAGTAGAAAGCAAAGCGGAAATGAAAAAGCGAGGCATTCCGTCCCCTAACTTAGCGGATAGCTTGATTATGTGTTTTGCTCCGATTGAGCCGAAAACCCTATGGGAAGTACTATGACAACAGAATTACAATTAAATGACGGTTTAACTAACCTTTCCACCGTACTTGGGGCAAGGGTCAATCAGTTGCATTATGGTTATCAGCCCGATGTGTTCAATAATGAATTGGACGCCATGTGGGAAAGTAACTGGGTGGTCAATAAAATTTGCGGTAAGCGTGCTTATGATATGGTTCGGCGTTGGCGTGAGATTTCTTCAAATGATGTGGATGCCGACCAGTTGGAGAAAATCGAACGCTTAGAGCGAGTGTTAAAAATTCGTGATGTGGTAGAGCAAGCCTGTGTTTGGGCAAGTCTTTATGGCGGTGTGGGGATCTTGCTGATTTCTGACCGCACTTTAGATTACCCGATTGACCCAACTCAAGAATTACGGCGATTGGTGTTGGTGCATAAGAATTTTATCAGCCCTGTTGGTAACCGTAATAATGACGTTATGTCACCGAATTTTGGACGTTATGACTATTATCAAATCACCACAGGCGACCGCTTGCAATATGTTCATTATTCACGGCTGATTTTAGTGAATGCTCGTCCGAATGTGCTTTCACAGCAATATAGCCCTGATATTTGGGGCAAATCGGATTTGGCCCCAGTGTATGAAACCTTGAAACGTTATGATGCCATGAGTATCAACGTGGGCGATTTAGTTCACGAATGCAAGGTTGATGTATTCAAAATGAACGGCTTAACCAATGCCCTTGCGTCAGGGCAAGAAAATAGCATTGCCAGTGCCATTGCTAATGTACAGGCGATTAAATCTACCACCAATAGCCTATTACTAGACGCTGAAAACGACTACGAACAAAAAGAACTGGCATTTGCTGGGCTAAAAGATTTGTTAGTCGAGTTTCGCAATGCGGTGGCAGGGGCGGCGGATATGCCAGTTACAATCCTATTCGGACAAAGTGCGGCGGGATTTGCCAGCGGAGCAGAAGATATTCAAAACTATCACGAAAGCATACATGCTTTACAAGAAAGCCGAGTTCGCCCGATTTTAGAGCGAATTGACCCTATACTCTGCCAAATGGCGTTAGGTAGCATGCCGGAGGATTGGTGGTTTGAGTTCCCAAGCCTTGCGGAATTAACCACAGAACAGCAAGTCACGGCGTTGAATACGTTCTCACAAGCCACAGGGGCATTAATGCAAAATGGCGTACTGACAGGCTCACAGGTGGCGAATGAGCTTAAAGAAACGGGGTTATTTACCAATATTTCCGCAGAAGATATTGCTGAACTAGACGAACTGGAGCAGACCGATGACACAACCGATGATGAATTTGCCCGAGATTATCAGCAACAACCAGAAAATCAAACTGAAGAAGTACAAGCCTTATAAGCGGAGTATTCAAACAGAACGCTGGTATTTTAGCGAGTTGAAAGCCTTTGTAAAGTCCATGCGAGAACAGGTCGAAAGTGCGGTGAAAAATCCGCACTTTTTTTCGCCGTTGATAACCGATAGCGATGAGGCAGAAACCGCACGCCAAGCCATTAAAAAAGCCGTGAATGCGTTGGCTAATCGTAAAGTCGATGAAATGGCTAAACGCTTATCAGACGGCTTTGTGGCTCGTGGTAAGGCTCAACATGATAGAGAGTTTTCACAACGTATTGAACAAGCCACAGGGATTGATATTAAAAGCTATCTTGGCACACACGGCAAAGTGAGCGAGAAATTAACCGCTTACACCGAGGCGAATGTTCAACTGATTAAATCTATCCAGTCGCAATATTTGGATAAAATCCAGTCCATAGTAACGATGTCTGCTACTCGTGGCGGAAGTGTTAAGGATTTAACCACAGAGATTAAGAAAATCGGTGATGTGACCGACAAACGAGCAAAATTTATTGCCCGTGACCAAACAGCGAAATTTAATTCAAGTCTTGACCAAGCTCAATATGAAAACTTAGGCATAACGCATTACCGCTGGAGTACATCAGGCGATGAACGAGTGCGAGAAAGCCACGCAGAAAATGACGGCAAGGTGTTTGCGTTGGATAATCCACCGCCAACAGGGCATTGTGGAGAAGACTTTAATTGTAGATGCGTAATGTTACCGCTGTTCGATAAGAATGAGATTAAACAGGCGTTGGCGGAGCAGAAAGGGGGAGAAAATAAATCTGATTTAATGCCAGAGCAGCAATTAAAGACATTGATAGGCAAACAATTTGATGATGTAACAAAACATTTGGAAAAAACAGAAGTCGCCAAAGCAATTGAGCAGTATAAATTATCCAAAGCTGAAGCAATCTCAATTATTGGTTACACTGGTGAACTTTACCGTTCATTAAATACTGCATTACGCTTAGATAAAGCAACGGAAGTCCAAAAAACTTTTACTCGGCAGTTAAATAAAGCGTTAGATAAATTGCCGAATTATATTGGCAAAACTTATCGAATAGCCAAACTTGATAAAAAAGCATTGCTACGTTATGCTGAAAAGGCAATAGTTACTGAATATGCTTTCACAAGTACGACAAAAAACAAGAAATTAAAAACCTTTTCAGGTAATGTAAAGTTTGTTATTAAGGGAAAAACAGGCAAGGATATTGAAAATATCTCTTTATATAAGAATGAAAGAGAAGTATTATTTAAAAATGGAAAGCGTTTTTACATTGAGAAAATTCAAGAAAAAGGGTTTTGGATTTTCAAGAAAAAGATTATTTATTTAATTGAGGTGAAATAATGGGTTCGTCTTTAGATTTGCCTATTGAGCGACAACGAGAGCTTGCGGTTATTTTTGGGTATGGTGATGATCTCACAAAATGGCGTAAATATATGCAAGAATGCGAACAGGAATTTGAAGATGATGAAAATGAGATCGAAGAAGATCCAACACAAGCCGAAATAGCTCAAAAAATTCACGATCTTGAAACAAATCCTTATGCCATAGAGTATTATCGTCGTATTACAGATAATTATGATTTAACCGTTGAACAACAAATTAAACATTTGCGGAATTTGAAAACGAAAGATTGATAACGCAACAAAAACAAACCCCGAAAGTTAGCCGCTTCCGGGGTTTTTTCATTTAATCATTAAACAGGAATGACTAAATAAATTATGACTAAGTATAACAGAACAAGTTTTCTAGGCAAGTTATTTGCGAGCCTAAAAATAGGAGGCAATATGAGCGAACAAGGTGCAGATAAAGCAGGGCAAGACATTTCATTTGGGATTAAATTTTTCTTCTGCTGTGTAGGAATAGCCACTATTTTAGGTGTTTTATTGTGGTTACTACCTGATTTATTAGCATTGTTTTTTAAATAACTTTACACAAAAACAAAAAAAACGAGAGCCGCAAACTCTCGTTTTTTTATACCCCTTAACCACTTTCAACACTCAAGGAGTAATTAACGATGGAAATTGTACCCTTAATTTTACCTTTAATCAAGGAGTTAATTATGCAATACGGCTTGTGGCAAATGGCGTTTGCCGTTTGCCGTTTCTCTTCCTGTGTTTATCTTTGTTTTACCTAAGTTAATCAAAGAAATCACAAAACTCATTCAAATATTACGCTAAGCAAGGAAACCCTATGAGCGAAATGAAAATCAAAAATCGCCACCTGAATATCAAAATCCATATTGATTTTGATTTTATCGCACTTCTTCTATTTGTTGCTTATGTTATTAAAGGTTGTCAAGGGTGGTAACAATGAAATTCACAGACAAAACAAATTCACACCGCACTTTTACCAAAGACGGTTATTTAGTCGTTCCCGCCACGCTTTCTAAAATTGGCGTGTATGACTACCATGCTAAAGAACTGGGCTTGAATGAAGACGGTTTTAAGAAAGTGGCACGCACGGAGCAGTCGCTATTTTCCGATAGCACAATTCAAAGTTTTGACGGTGTGCCGATTACGCTTGGACACCCTGCCGATGACGTAACGGCGAAAAACTGGAAAACGCTTGCCGTGGGAACAGTGCGAAACGTTAAACGTGACGGCGATATGTTGGCAGGGGAAGCATGGATTTATGACGAGAACGCTATCAAGGCTATTCAGGATAGCGGAATACAAGAATTATCTTGCGGTTATCGTTGCGATGTACAAAAAAGCACGCAACCAACCGCCGATTACGAAATGTTGCCCATGGTGGGTAACCACGTGGCGATTGTGGCTAATGGTCGTTGCGGTAAGTCAGTCAAGTTAGCCGATGGAGAAAAGCCAATGAGTACAACTCGCAAATTCTTAGACGCACTTTTGAGCGTGTTCGGCACAAAACTCACTGACGAACAGGCAAAAGAAGTGGAAGAAAAAGAAAAGGCAGAAGACGGCAAAGAAAAGCCTGAATCTGACAACAAAACCCCTGAGTCAAAAGCAAAGGAAAAACCAACAACCGAAGAGCCCGAAAAGGAAACTAAGGAGAAAGCAAGCGTGAAAGACGAAGCCTTAACCGCTGAAATCGCACAATTGAAAGCGGAAAATCAAAAACTCAAAGATGAAAAAGCCAAAGCCGATGTGGAAAGCGTGCGAGCTACCACGCTTGCCGATGCCAAAGTGAGCTTTGCGAATGTGACTTTTGCGGATAATGCCACAGTGCAAGACATTCAACGTCAAGCCGTGGTTGCCACAGGGATTTTTACCCAAGACGAAGCAGCGAAATTATCCGATGCTGAATTAAACGGTGCTTACAAAGCGGCGAAAGCCACAGCGAAAAAACTTAATGATAAAGCCATTGGCGATGTGTTGCTCACTGACCACAAGCCAGAAAATACAGGCTTAGATTTTAATACTTACAACCAACAAGGAGCAAAATAATGAGTTACGCAAGACATACAGCGGTTGCCACCGCAGGGGATATCGGTAAAGGCGGTTTAGCTAATTCTAAAACCGTAGCTTATATGAATTCAGGAGATACGCCGTTAGTGGCAGGACGTTTTGTGGCGTTATCGGCTACTGGCGTTACTGCTTTAACGGCGAAAACCGATACGGTCGCAGGTGTAGTGGTTCGCACCGTGATTAAAGACGAAACCGCTAAAGGCGAATTATGCGATGTGATGCACATTGGCACTGCTGATAGTATTTGGGTAGAAATTGCCAAAGGGGAAACCGTAGCTCGGGGTAACAAAGTCGTTGTCGTTGCCGTGGCGAATGGTGAAAAACTGGTAGGGCAAATTCAAGCCAAAGCGGATGCAACCAACGGCATTGCCACCGATTACACCGTGATTACGGTTGCCGGTCAATTAGCTGAAATCACTCGTCTATAGTGTTAGAAACAGGCGTTAAATAGGAGTTTAAAACTATGCCACATATTAATATTTTAAAAACCGCACTGACCGAAGTCAGTAAACAGATTAACCAAACTAAATACCCTGAAATTGTGTTTCCGCAGTTCGTTTATGTGGACGGTTCGGGCAGTCCATTAATGGATGAACGTGTTCACTTTTCAGCGGACATTACAGGGGATTTAGATACAGGCTTAATCACCTACAACACTAACAACTTTGACCAAGTGGGCGTAACGTTCTCCCATAGCCGTACACCAGTGGTGACGTGGGCGAAAACCGTACAATGGCAAGAAATTGAGCTCGCAAAAGCAGCGGCGTTAGGCGTGAATTTAGATACACAAAAAATCATGGCGTTAAACCAAAACGCTCACCAAACGTTGCAAAAAGTGGCGTTCTTAGGTCACGCACAAGATACTCGCTTGAAAGGCTTGTTAAATTCTCCTGATGTGGAAATTTATAGCCCAACCTTGAAAAAAGCAATCAGTGCAATGACCTTTGAAGAAAGCGTACAGTTCTTTGAAGAATTATTTTTACGTGCGTTAGAAAAAACCTACCGCATTGACGCACCGAATACCTTTGCTATTGATGCCATGGATTACGCACATCTAGGGTTACTCACTCGTGACAATGCCATTAATGACACGACCGCTCTTGATCACTTGAATAAAGTGTTAAGCGGTGCAGCAGGTAAAGCGGTGAGCATTAAAGCCTTACCGTCTGATTTCGGTACCTTGGTAACCAGTGGTAAACACCGTGCTATTGCTTACATTAACGACCAAAACTATGTGTCAATGGACGTGCCACAATCTCCAACCGTTTTAGGTGCGATGAAAAAAGGCATTATGACCTATGAATCAGGCTTAAAAATGGTATTTGGTGGGGTCACATTCAAAGAACCGCAATCTGCCATGTATGTAGATTACTAGGGGGAGCTATGCCAACCGTAACAGACTTTTTACAGCGTTATCCGCAATTTGAAAAGCTCGGTGAATCTATCATTGAGCTTTTTTTATCGGATGCCTTTGCCGAAATGGACAAAAACCGTTGGGGCAAATTGTATGAGCGTGGCGGTTTGGCATTAACCGCCCATCTGCTTACGCTCAATCAATGGACGGCGGAAGATAACGGCAATCCACAGCGTGAATTAACCGCCGAAAGTGTGGGGGATTTATCGGTAAGTTATGCTCAATCAAGCACAGTTCAAAGCGATGAATTTTACCGCACCACGGCTTACGGGCAGGAATATCTGCGATTGCGTAAACTGGTCGGTGTCGGGTTTATGGTGGTGTGATGACAGTTTCTATGCAACACAACGGCAACGGCTTAAATACGTTGGCTGAGCGATTGGCAGAACTGAAAGCAAAGTCGGCTTATGTGGGCTTGCCAGTGGACGATAATCCTTTTGTGGATGGTTCAAGTATCAATATGGCGACGCTTGCTGCGGTACTAGAATTTGGTAATGAACATATTCCTAGCCGTCCGTTTCTTCGCCAAACACTGGCAGAAAATCAGCAGAAATACACCGAATTTTTGACAGAGTTAATTCGTGACGGATTGGATGCTGAAACCGCTTACGGACGTTTGGCTGAAATGGTGGTCGGTGATGTACGTTCAAATATGGTGAATGGTAGTTGGACACCGAATGCGAAAGCAACGATTAAACGTAAAGGATCCAGCAAGCCATTAATTGATACTGGCAAACTTCGTCAATCTATCAGGGGGATCGTGAAATGATTAACCAAAAAGCACGCTTTCGTTCCAGTCATTTTAAACAAGGGATTTATCACATTAAACGCCTTGAAAATGGAGAATATAGCGAAGAAAAACAGCTTATCACAGCGATTGTCACACCGACTACGCCAAATGATTTAGAGCTGTTACCCGAGGGGGAGCGTTTTTATCCGACCTTTAAACTGTATTTACTGGAATCGGTGAATATCGGCGATTTGGTGGAAATTCAAAACGTTCAATATAAGATCCGCACTTTTTCCAATTGGGGGGATTATGGCTACTACCACGCTCTCGCAGTTCAACATAGCGAAACTGCGTCAGATCGTAGCGACGGCTTTGTCATTACCTGATGAGTTAGTGTTTTCAGGACGAAAGCACCAAGTAGACAAACTCAATGCCTTTGTCACGGTGGATTTAACCACTAGCCAAGAAATTGGCACAAGTAGGCGTGAGTTTGACGGCGACAATGAAACTGAAACTATCTACACCGCTTGCCAGTCGTTGGTGAGTATTTCTGCTTACGGTGAAAATGCTATCGCCTTAATGCTGAAATTACGAACGCTATTACAAAGTTCAAGCTGTTTAGATGCCTTTCGGGCGGAAAACTGGGGGCTGTTAAGCTGTTCAGATGTGCGCAATCTTTCTGCCACCGTGGCTTATGACTATGAAGAACGGGGGCAAATGGATTTAACCATTACCCATGAACACAGCGTCATTGCCCTATTATTCCGCACGCAAGCGGTCGATATTCACCCTAATTCTCAATCTATTTCAATTAATAAGGAAACTAAACGATGAGTTTATCTATTTCAAACATTGTTGATATTCAACTCAATACTGTACCGAAAGCAGCGAGCCGTAAAGACTTCGGTACCGTAGCATTATTTACCCCAGAAACGGGTAACGCCTTTGCAGATGGCACTACTCGCTATGTGTATGTCAGTGATTATAGCGAAGTGGTCAATTTATTTGGCTCCACATCTGAAACCGCCAAAGCAGCACAGCCATTTTTTGCACAACAACCACGAGCCAAACAATTGATTATCTGTCGTTGGCAAAAAGAATCACGCCAAATCAATCCGACTAATAACGGATTAAAAGGCGGTGTGATGTCAGCCACTTTGGAAGAATTTAAGCAAATTCAGTCGGGGTATTTTAGCTTAACCGTGGGCGAAACCCATTATGATGTGACAGGTTTGGATCTTCAAGATGCTACTGATTTTGATTCGATAGCTACCAAAATTCAGGAAAAATTCACCGCAGTTTCGCTTACTAATGTGACGATTAACTATGATGAAATGGGGAATCGTTTTTTATTGGCAAGCACGAATTCAGGGCAAGACAAATCTAACCTTATTTTCTATGCTGAAGACAGTAAAAAAGACGGTGAATATTTAGGAAGCATGCTCAAACTGGAAGATGGACAAGCTAGCCGAAAGATCGGTCAGAATGGCTTGTATATTGAAGCTGAAAGTCCTGTTGAAGCATTAATTGCCACACTTGATGTGAACAGTAGCTGGTATGGCGTGTTATTTGCTGCACAGCTTACTGATGATCAAATTATCGCCGTGGCGAACTGGTCACAAACCGCTAAAAAATTGTTCGGCTTGAATGTATTGCGTAATGAACAGTTAGAATGGAACAGTACCAACGTTATTAAGAAATTATATGACGCTGGATTAGACCATACTTTAGCCGTGTTTGATAAAAACGACAGCTACCCTGTCTCTAGTGCGATGGCTCGCTTGTTATCGGTGAATTTCAGTGCGAACCGTTCTACCATTACGCTCAAATTCAAAACACAACCGACCATTACTGCTGATGATATTACCGCCACGGAGTACCAAAAAGCGAAACGCTTAGGTGTGAATGTGTACACCTACTTTGATGATTCAGCTATGTTGGCTGAGGGTACCGTAGTAGGGGGTAAATTTGCTGATGAAGTGGTGATTTTAGACTGGTTCGCTGATGCAGTGCAAAAAGAAGTGTTCTCTCGCTTGTATTTATCACCAACCAAAATCCCATTAACGGACGAAGGGCAAGTGATTTTAATGGCTGCGGTGGAAAAAGTCTGCTTAGAAGGTATTAATAACGGGGCATTTGCTAAAGGGGTATGGAGTGGAGACAGTTTCGGTAATTTGGTCACAGGCGATACCCTTGAACAAGGTTATTATATTTATGCAGCACCCATGTCAACACTTTCCACATCCGATCGTGAACAACGCAAAGCGACCCCAATTCAAGTAGCGGTGAAACTAGCCGGTGCAATTCACAGTTCTGATGTAATTATCAATTTTAGCCGTTAAAACTAGGCAAAAAACGACCGCACTTTTTTGTTCATTTGTTCAGTGAACAAAAGTGCGGTGTAAATTTCATTCATTTTAAAAGGAAAAAACAATGAAACGATTCGATCCAAAACAAGTAGTGGTGTTAATTGACGGCACAAAAATCAGCGACTGGGCGGACGGCTCTGATGTGATTGCCTTTGCGTTTAATGCCGATGCCGGCGGTTATACCATGGGAGCAGACGGCACAGGCGTATTTATTGGCAATGCCGACCGTTCAGGAAAACTCACGCTAAAAATTAAACAGCATAGCCCAGACAGTGCAGAGTTGATGAAACTGTACAATCAGCAAAAAAATGATTTGAAAGGCTTTACCCCGATAACCTTAAGTATTCGTGATTTACTCAATGACGACCAACTTACTGCACAAAATGGTTATTTCACCACATCACCAACGCTTACTCGTGGACAAGGGCATAATGCCAATGAATTTATAATTGAATTTGAAAAAGCGAACTTAAATCTCGCAGAAGGATTGTAATTTATGGAAACCAAAACATTAACTTTAGATGATAAAACCTATGTTTTTCACCCAGCTAATGCATTGAATTCATGGCAGACTTTAAAAAATGCCCTTGCCTTGTTAGGTAAAACAGATTTAAACATTGGGAAAGATGAAGAATTGAGCGGTCAAAAATTGGGAGCCAAAATGATGGCTGCGGTGGTTTCCCAATTAGGTGATCCTGCGTTAAAAACTGTGGAAGATTTGGTATTGGGACATATTGCAACCCAAGACGAAAATGGCAAGCAGTATTTTATCAAAGACCAATTTAACAAACATTTTGGACAATATCCGCATCATTTATTGATGTTATTAAAAGAGGGGTTAGTTTATCAATTTTCCCCTTTTTTGAAAACTGGGGGCGGATTGTTGAGCTTTATGCCTCAGTCAATCAAGATAGCTCAAACTCAAACACCATAAACCAGTCACAAGTCGATTGGTTTATTTTTTCCCCAATAGCAAAAGGCTATTGTACATTGGCGGAAGTGCGGTCAATTTATTCTATTATGGATTTACTGCACTTCCACGAGTTAATAGCCACCTTAAATCTTATGGAGCAAGAAAATGCTACTCGACGAACTACTGATAAAAATTGGTTTTGATGTGGACTCTGCTCAACTGAATCAAGTCGGGCAGATGTTAAATAATGTTGGTGAGACGGCTAAAAAAGCTTTTGATAATCTTCGTTCAGAAAAAATTGATGTTGATTTCCATTCACTGAATCAAGTCGAGCAAACACTTAATAACATCGGTGATAGTGTCAAACAAACCTTTGACGGTATTGATTTGGGGGATGTGAATATTGATACATTAACTGAACAAGTCGAACAAGCCTTTGATGACGTTTCTGACCATATTAAAACAGGTATGGTGAGTATCAGCGATTTTATTGATACCACTACCGCTAAAGAATTGTTTGGTGACCAGTTTGAAACAGCAACAACGGAGCTCGATGAGTTTGTTCAGCAATTACTTCAATTAAGTAATATAGACGAAATCAATACAGATGAGATACAAGCCTTTGTCGATAAAGTCGCCGAATTTGATGAATTTATTGCACAATTTGGCGAAGATACGCAAGCGTATTTTGCTGAATTGAGCGACGGTTTTCATCAGGCATCAGAAACCTATCAACAAGGTTTAGCGAAAGTTGCACAACAAGAAAATCAATTCTCGAATGCAACGGAACAAGCGAATGATGCGTTAAAACATCAAGAGGAACAGGCGAATAATACTCATGATGCGTTAGCTAAAACTGGCAATGTTTTTCATGATTTATTAGGCAGTGTATCCGCTTTCATAGGGGCAAAATTTGGCATTCAGATCGATAGCGAACCTTTTAAAAAATTAGGTAAGGCGATCAAAGATAGCCAAGAAAAAGCGAAATCCTTTTTAGGCTCGGTAAAGGGTATTCCCGTTGCTTTAGGATTAGTAGGGACAGCAGTTGGCGCCGTGGTTAAGGGATTGTCTGCTTTTGTGGATAATACTTTAACTAGTCTTGATAGCCTTGCTCAGTTAAGCCGTGTATCAGGGGTGTCAGCTGGCTATATCCAAAGTCTAGGTGAAGCGGCGAAGCGTTCAGGCTCTAGCATGGAAGCCGCTCAATCTTCTATCGCAGGATTACAACGTACTCTAGGGGAAGCCTTAAACGGCGTAGGGCGTGGAGCAAAAACCTTTGAGCAATTTGGTATTGCTGCCAAAGACGCTAGTGGAAAAGCCAAAACCATGCCCGAAGTGATGGAAGAAATCCAAGGCAAGATTGAAAAACTAGACCGTACCCAAGGCGTCGCCATGTTGCAAAAACTGGGTATGGATGCGTCAATGATCCAACTATTTGACCAAAATAGCGAAGATTTTAAAGCCGCTATTGCTCGCGCTAATGATATTACCTTAGGTTCTGGCAAATACGCCGAAGATGCAGCCGGTTTTAAAGATGCATTAAGCGAATTTAACACCTTATCTAAGTCTTTGAGTGAGACATTAGCGGGACGACTTGCACCAGTACTTACTCGTATTTACACGGGTATTACGAATTGGTTCTTACGTAATAAATGGCTTGTAGCCGGTGTTGAGACGTTAGGTGATGCTATTGCCGATGCCATTGATTTTATTCGCTTAACCTTTGATGTGATTGATACCGTGATAGACAAAACAATTGGCTGGAAAGCTGCCTTGTTTATCTTAGGCGGTGTAGTGGCGTGGTTTTCTCGTGGGCTGATTATGTGGTTCGCTCGCATGGGTATCGCCATTATGACAACGCCGATTGGCTGGATTATGGCAGCGATTGCTGGGCTTGTATTATTGCTTGATGACCTATTTACCTATATGGATAATGGGCAAAGTTTATTCGGGCATTACTGGGATCCGGTCATTGATGGTGTTCGTTGGGTGAAAAAACTCATTAAAGAATTACCCGATTATTTCCACAAATTCACCGAAATGTGGGCAAAATGGAAAACGGAAATTATCGTAGGTACAACAATTTTTACCGCACTTTTTCATAATAGTTTGTTTTCAATGGTTAAAGCCATTTTTAATTTTACCAAAACAGGGAAAGTAATTGGTGGACTGTTCGGTGGTTTAGGTCGAGTGATTTCATTTTTCTTTGGTATTTTTAAAGGCGGTTTTGGGCTTGTTTTCGGTTTAGCCGGTAAATTCATCGGCATTATGCGAGCGGTCGGTTTAGCAATTCGAGCGGCGTTTATGTCAAATCCGATAGGGTTAATTATTACCGCTATTACCTTATTAGCTTATGTCATCTATGAAAATTGGGACAAAATTAAAAAATGGACTGGAGATCTTTGGGATAGTTTAGGTGGCTGGTTTAGTAAAATAGGTACAGACATTAAAAACTTTGCAGATAATGCGAAGAAAAACATTACGGAAAAATTTGAGCACGCCTTTGATTGGGTGAAAAAGCAGTATGATAAATATATCAAACCGATTGTTGATGTGGTTTCCGGCATGTGGGATAGCACCAAAGGTGCGGTTAGCCATGCGTGGGACGGCGCTAAAAATATGGCAAGCGGAGCGTGGGATAGTTTCACAGGCTTTTTCGGTGGTGGTAACAATGCTCAACAGACTTTAGCCACCGCTAGCACTATTGCTAATGGTTCGGCGAATATGGCAATGCAAAGCGGTGTCACCAACACTCAAAATAAAACCGATAATAGCCAGAAAAATAGTAATAATAAGATTACTGTGAATAATACCTTTAGCACCAACAATCAATCTGAGGCTAAAGCAGTGGCCGATCAGTCATTGCGAATTTTGCAGAATATGAATTCTGCTTATAGTCATTAATAATCGGAAATCCTAATTATGGCATTTACCCAAATTTCATCACGTCGAATAGGCGAAATCACCCTTGATATTACGACACAAGAAACTCATTCATCGGAACTCACCATTACTGAAAATCCGATAGAAAGCGGTGCGATGATCGCCGATCATGCTGTGGTTAAGCCAAAAAGCATTACCATTGTTGGCATAATGGTAGAGCAAGACAAAAACAGCGTTAATAGTCTGTCTTTTGTGGGTAATGTTCGGGGTGTAACGGATTTTCTAAATAATATTCCTTTGCCGTTTTCGGTGCTGACAAAAACTACACAAACTATCGCTAGAGCGAAAAGATTTTATAGCACTACCAATGCAATAGTAAATCAAGTGGCTAATACGTTGAATTCTGCTCGTTCTTTGGCTCCGTGGTTGCCTGATTTTGGCTTAGGTAGTCTATTTAGTTCAATCGGACAAGGGCGTGTACAGCAAGCCTATGCGGATTTAGTGGCTTGTCAAAAGTCGGGTGAAACGATTGATATTCAAACTGGCATTCATCTTTACCAAAATATGCTGATTGAAAGTATTAGCGTCACCCAAACCTTAGACGGTAGTGCAGAATTTTCCATTACGGCAAGGGAGATTTTTATCGTACAAACTCAAACCACACAAGCAAAACAAGGTACCAGTGGTCAAAAGCCCACTGGTAATAAAAAAAGCGGACGAAGTGCGGTGCAATCTGCGACAAAATCACAGAAAGGGAATACGCAGACGACAGCGGTTAAGTCTAGCGTTATAAATAATGGGTATAAAAAGGTTAAAGGGTGGCTAGGGTAACTAAACCACCGAAACAGACAATTCTTTATCCAACTGTTTAAAGGCTTTTTCCATAAAATCTACTTTAGTTGCATGTTTAAAATCTAACAACCGATCAATTTGTGGTAAATGAACATCTAAACGCCGTGCCATTTCAGCTTTACGTACGTTTTGGGCGATCATCTCGTTAAGCAAAAATACTTTCATGGATTGCAAAGCAGATAATGGCACCGCATATTGTCCTTGTTTAATAGGGCTAGGCATAGGAATAGGACGGCGGTCATCAAAATAGAATGACAATGCCACTTCTAATCCTTGTTCAGCCTCAAGTAAGGCACTCTCAATATCATCACCGACACTTGCCATTTCGGGAATGTCGGGGCAAGTGACTAAATAGGTATCGTTGGTGTCTTTAATAATTTCAATGGGATAACGTAACATAGCTTTATTCCTTTTGGGAAGTTGCCCCAAAATCGGGGCAGCCTTGCGAGAGTAAATATCTTAGGAACTCACTGTATTTCATAGGGGTACCACCTTTTCATACAGTGAGAATATTATACACAACATATTTGTTGTATGCAACAATTTTGTTGTGTTTTTTAAGGGTAATTTTATGACAGAAACAACACTACATCAAATCCCCGTGAGCAACGCTCCCTATCAAGAGCAGACCTTTGCTTTTAACGATCTAAAAATCCGTCTGACATTACGTTGGAATAGTATTGGTGAGTTTTGGGCGATGGACGTGTATGAAACCATTGCACAAAAACAAATCTGTCAGGGGGTGTCGTTAGTGGTTGGTGTGCCGATTTTATGGCATAGCACGCAGCCTTATTATTTTTTGCTGACTGATGAATACGGGGCGAATTTAGATCCGATGAGCTATACTGATTTAGGCAGTCGTTATTTGCTTTATATCGTCGAAAAATAGGGGAAGACTATGCCACATCAACAATTCGGGCGACAATGGAAACTCAGTCTTATCAGTGACAAAGAGCAGTTAGATATTGATTTATTACGTGTTGCTTTTGAGATCGACAAAACCATTAACGAAAAGCCGAACCCTGCTAAAATTCAAGTGTGGAATTTAAACCGCGATCACATGAACCAGTTGCTTAGCGGTGAATTTAACAAGCTGATTTTAGCAGTAGGCTATCAGGAATTACGCACCATTTATTCGGGCGATATTACTCAAGCAAGGGTACGCCGTGACAGTGTCGATTTTGTCATGGATTTGGAATGTGCGGACGGATTCAAGGATTACAGCACGGCACGCATTAATACTACGCTAAAATCAGGGGTGACCGATGAGCAGATTTTAGCGGAAGTACAAAAAACAATGCCGAATGTAAAAGCGGGGGCAATGGAATTACCGAATAAACGTAAACTTCCCCGTGGACGTGTGATGAATGGTGATAGCCGAGAATTACTTAACCGAATAGCACGTAATCATCAAGCGGATTGGTCTATTCAAGATGGTAATCTGATTTTCTTGCCAAAAGATAAGGTATTGAATGATGAAGCGGTAGTGCTTTCGCAGGATACGGGCATGATTAACGCCCCTGAACAAACCGATGACGGGTTAGAATTAACCTGCCTATTAAATCCAGCGTTACAAATTGGCGGATTAGTGGAAGTGCAATCCATTATAGAGTATTTCAACGGACAATATAAAATCGTGAAGCTTGCTCATTCAGGTGATGGATTAAGTGGCGATTGGCAAAGCAAATTAACGGTTGTGGGTGGCAAGTTCCAAAAAGTGGAAAAGAAATCAGAGAAGAAAACAGATAGCAAAAAACAAACGAAGAAATAACCGCACATTTAGCCTGTACGGGTTAGAAATAAAGCTAAGAATGCAACTCTCTCAATGCTTGGGGATGACGAGTGGCAATTTTAAGCAATGTCAATGCTGGACCTGATGGAGAGCGTTTGCCTTGTTCCCAACTTTGCAAGGTTCTCACAGAAATACCTAAGATTTCAGCAAAAACTGATTGCGATAACCCTGTTTTTTGACGTGCTTCCACTGCTTCATTGACAGCAATATGGCGAACTTTGCCAATTTCTCCTGCTTTCACTTGTTTAATAGAAGCTAAAAGTAATTCGCCGAGTTCTTCGCCTGTAAATTCATGTTCAGCAGGGTTAATTTTGTCTAAATCTAAAGCCATTTTTCAAGTTCCTCTTTCATTTGTTTTAACAAGTGAGCTGGAATATTTTCTGTTTTCGCCTTGGCATAAATCAGCAACAGGTAGATTTTACCATTTTCAAGACGATTAAAATAAATAACACGGTTTCCGCCACGTTTACCCGAATTTTTACCTTGCCAACGTAATTTTCGACAACCGCCACTATGCGGAATAACATCACCAATATCAGGATTACTTGCCAAGTAAACTGCCAATTCTTCCTGTTCGGCTTGGGTAAGCAGTTGTTGTGCTAGCTTGGTGTAAATTTCAGATTCAGCAACAGTAAACATATTTTTACTCTCTTATTGAATATACCACATTGTAGCACAAAAAGATATTAATACAAACATTAAATGGAGCAAAGCTATGTCAAACTACGCTATACATAATGCCACGCCTGAAACGGCAACAGACAAGCAAATAGAACAAGCACAAAAGCAAATTCATACCGCATTACCTGCAAAGGTCGTGAGTTTTAATCCGCAAAATCAAACCGTCACCCTTGCGGTGCAAATACAGCAAATTCTGGTGAAAGGGGAAAACGTGAATATTCCGCCTTTGGTGGATGTGCCAGTGAGTTATCCACGGGGGGGAGGTTTTGCGGTCACTTTTCCATTAAAAGCAGGGGACGAGGGTTTAGCGGTATTTTCAGAACGCTGTATTGACGGTTGGTGGCAATCGGGCAAAGCTAGTCCGCCGTTAGATTATCGGTTACACGATTTATCCGATGCATGCTTTATTCCGGGTATTTGTTCCCTGCCAAATGTGGTGGGGAATTTTTTTACCGGTGGGCTTTCAATGCAAACCTTGGACGGCTCAACGTTCATTCGCATCACCAACGGCACTATTCTCATTCAGGGTAATATTGAACATCAAGGCAGCCAACACACTAGCGGACAAATTAGCAGTGATAGCGATGTGGTTTCAGCAGGCATTTCAGGCAAATCTCACACCCACAAAGGCGATAGCGGTGGCACAACAGGAAAACCACAATGACAACAGATACAAACAGCGTAAGACGACTGGATAAAAACCACGATTGGACTTTCGGGCAGGGGATGAATAATTATGCTACCGAAAGCGAAAGCATTAAACAGCGAGTACAAACAAGATTGTGGTCATTTACTAATGACTGGTTTTTAGATTTAGAACATGGCGTACCATGGTTAGAATTAATGGGGCGTAACGTCGATTGGTCAAAGTTGGAAAAAGAAGTAAAAAATTGCGTTTTGCGAACGGACGGCGTAGCTAGTATCGTAGATTACAGCACAGATTTAGATGTAGATACCCGAAAACTCATCATTCAAATTGAATATCAAGATATTTACTATCAAACCAACACCGTAACCTATCAGGGGGAAGTATGACACAAATTACTGAAAACGGAGTAGAAATAGATCGCCTAGATGACATCGTTGAGAAGTTAGAACAAGGCTTTAAAGGCATTTACGGGCAAAATATTAATGTGGCACCAGATAGCCCCGACGGGCAGATGATTGGCATTTTAGCCCAGATTATCGCTGACCATAACGAACTATTGGAAACGGCTTACAAGCAAATGGATCCGGATTTAGCCAGTGGTGTATGGTTAGATCAGCGAGTGGCATATGCTGGACTTGTGAGACGACAAGCCAGTTACAGTATTTTACCCTCTGTCATTTTAACCGGCGAACCGAATACATTAATTCCCAAAGGGGTCGTGGTATCTGATCCAAATAAAGTGCGGTGGGTTTTGCAAACAGATACACAACTGAATGAAAACGGATCGGCTCAAGCGGATTTTCAAAGTGAAGAATTAGGCGCCTTTAATTTAACCAAAAACACCACCTTAACCATTGAAACCGTTGTTTTCGGTTTATCGGGTGCGACAAGTTATGCTGACAGTTTAAGTGGCGATGAAGAAGAAACCGACGCAGAATTACGTACCCGTTTCTTTTTAAGTCGTTCTCGCAATGCTCAAAATTCGATTATGGCCTTAGAAAGTCAATTGTTAGGTTTGGATGGTGTCAGTCAGGTCTCTATTTTAGAAAATAATAGCAATGAAACCGACAGTAACGGATTGCCCGCTCATGCGATTAACGTTATTGTGCTAGGTGGTGACGATAATCAAATCGCTGAAACCATTTATGAACAGAAAGGGGCGGGCGTACCATTAAAAGGATCGGTAAAAGTCGATCTGAATAAAGACGGCAAGGTTCGTACGATACAATTTGATAAAGCCCAATATATTGATATTTATTTTGAATTAATCGCAGTGCGATATGAAGACTTCACTGAAATAGACCAAGATCAAATAAAAGTATCACTGACTAAATTTCCGTTCAAAATTGGCGAAACGGTCAAGCATTCACGACTTTATTCACCGATTAATACCGTAGGGGGCTTTTGGATACAAGAGTTAAAAATTGGACGAAGTACCACCGCACTTTCAACGGATAATATTGCAATAAGTGTGACAGAAATCGCCCGTATCTTACCTGAGAACATTCAGATTGAGGTGCGATAATGGCATATTCTGATTTATTGATTTGGCAATATCAAACCAAGCCCAAAGCCTTTGCCACAATGCAAATGTTAGAACGGTTATTTACCGAGAATAGCAAATTGTTAGCCAAATTTCCGTTAATTTTAGATATTGAAACGTCTGCGGGTGACAACCTTGATATGGTGGGGCGACATATTGGACAAGATCGGGTATTAAATGGTTATATTCTGCGAAAATTTTTTGGTTTCCATGGTAGTTCGCAAGCCATGTCATTTAGCCAAAATAGACAAGGTGGGGGAGAATGGTATCGTCGGCGTAATCCACTGGCAGATAGTGTAAGGCTTAATGATGATGACTACCGCTTTTTAATCAAATGTCGAATATTGAAAAATTATCAAACAGGTACCTTACCTAATATTATTGATGCAGTACGTTTCTTATTTGGTGGTTTAGGAAATGCAGAAGATAACCAAGACATGACAGTAACCGTTTTTATTCCCAACAATAACCTGACCACATTCAAACAATACGCGATTGAAAATCTCGATATTTTACCCCGACAAATGGGTGTGAAGATTAATTTTACAATTCTCTAATGGAGTTCTTATGACAGTAATAAAAAGACCTGACGAAACAGTTTTTGCGAGCCTTGCAAAAGACAACGAAGTCCAATCTTTTCCTGATATGTTGCGTGGTTGGGGTATTACCTTTGACCAAACCAACGGCATACCGCCAATGGAATGGTTTAATGACCTATTTAAACGCTTAGACGAAAAAGATTTGTATATTTTACAACGTGGCTTGCCAGAATGGAGCAAAACAACGGATTATCCAATCAATGCTTTTGTTCAAAATAACGGCAAAACGTACCGTAGTTTAAAAGCCAATATCAATCAGCTCCCAATGGAAAACTCGATTTACTGGGCAAAATGGTCGGTAGATTATGCGGATTTAGTGGATTTATTGAATAAGAAATTAGATAAAACTGCATTAAGTAGCTCACTTACTTCGGAGAGTGAAACGAATGCCGCAACATCTAAAGCAGCTAAAACACTTAAAGATTTAATTAATGCCTTAACAAGCAATTTAACCAACTATATTCCGAACAGCAAAAAATCCAATGCAGTGAATTCAAATTCAGCGGATAACGTGGCCACCAGTGTGGCGGTGAAAACCGCCTATGATAAAGGGGTAGAAGCAAAAAATGCGGCAGATAATGCGTTATCAGTGGCAAATGGTAAGCAATCACCAGCTACTACGTTAGGTGGGTATGGGATTACAGATGGCGTAAAGCAAGTGGATATGCGTACTTCATTTGGCACGGGTGTTGCTTATCAAAATTCAACACCTGCACAATTGCCATATGGTTCATTTGTGGGATTAACGAGTAATGCGCTGCTAAATAGTCAAACGAATCATGGCTGGATGTTTATCACCAAAGGGTGGGGCGATTCTACAGGTTACTATTCCAGTACACGTTTTGGAATTGCAAATAATACTTTGTATTTTCAGCAGGCAAAAGATTTTAATAGTTGGGGAGACGCACAACAAGTAGCGACCAAAGGTACAACGCTTGGTCATTATGGTATTACGAATGCTGTATTAAAAACAGGCGATACGATGACGGGTTCGCTGATTATCAATTCCGATACGGGAATTGTGCGCGGGCAACGAAGTGGCGCAAATGCTTGGTATGTGGGGTTTACTGGTTCGGGCAGTAAAGATGTGCGCTTAGATGCGACACTACACGGTTCTTATCTTGTTTTGCAAGAAAATCAAGTTTTTATTAACAAGGATTTGCAGTTGCCTGCTAATGGCGCGGTGATTTTTGGCAGTAATGACCGTGCGAATAAGAATGTCGATCACATTCATTTTTCAGACACTGATAATCAACCTGGGACGTACTATTTTTGCGCTGATGCCGACTACAAAGGCAAAGACGCAGGCACAATGGCAGATATTGCCACAGGCTGGCTGCGCACTTATGGCAATAAAGGGTGGTATTCACAAACCTATGGCGGTGGTTGGTATATGATAGATGCCACTTGGTTGCGAGCGTATGGAAATAAGAAAATTTATACAGCTAACACAGATACTGATGCTATTTATACTGCAGGGGGTATTAAAGCAAATGGTGGATTTTATGTGGGAAATAATCCCGTTCCTGTTTCTCTGACTACCAATAGAGTGCAATTCGGATGGGATGGTAACAAGCTGAAGTTTAAAATAGATAATACGCAATTTGGTGCATTGCATGAATCTAATCAGTCCTTTGTCGATGTTACAGCTAAAGATGCTAGTTATGCAGGATTAAGAATTACTCGTACCGGATCGTCGGGAGATTATTTGGCACACTTTGATAATTTACCTGATAAACGTTGGAGATTTTGGATCCAAAACAGCCATGAAATTTTTCTGCCCGTGAAATCAGGCACCGTGGCGCTGCGATCGGATGTGGAAGAAAGAATATCTCGAACTGGCGATACGATGACGGGCGAATTATCCGTCCCTACACTGAAAATAACTGCTAATAATATTAATAAAGGCATTACCATTGGTGATGATGCTATTCTGGCGGACGTTTCCGTTGCGCACTCCGTTGGGGTGATAAGTACCACAAACCAGAAACAAGGTTATTTTGCATTTGGCACAGATAAAAAATGTTTCGGTTGGGATGGTAGCAAGTTCTATACGGGTGGTCCTTCTTTTGTGGAAGGAGATTTGTATGTCAAGAACAATAATAACTATCCTAGTATGCATTTTGTTTTTTCGGACAATAGCAAAGTAATACTAGACAGCTCTAAAAATGATTATTTGCTATCTTTTTCAAGGTTAGACACTGGCTCAAATGTTCAAAATACTATTACTATTCCAAATGGAAAATCTGGGATGGTAGCGTTAAGTGGGGATGTTGTTGTCTTGACGGGAAAGATTGCTCACGGTGGAACTATCCCATTACCGAGCGGATTTAGTGAAAGTCAATGTAAGTGGATGATTGCTCCTAGTGTGGTTTACGATAATGGAACTCCAAGTGATATTAACAGTTTCCAATTTACTTTAAATGGTCGAGTTGTCAGCCTACATACAGAAAATATAGCTGATACATCTAACCGTGCATTTTATATGATTATAGGAGTGAAATAATGTTTTATATCTTTGACCTAAAAGGCAATTTTATTGCAAGCTGCGACTTTGAACCCAACCTTGAAGATTTAAGCGAGCGTCAAGAAAGTGCGGTGGAAAGTCAGGAAAAATTTATTAATCCAGTTTTACATGAAGGAAATATTTTAGAAAAAGGTATCGCTCCATCAACTTATCACCACTGGAGCGGTACTGAGTGGATTTTACCGACAGAAAAACAAGCGGAAATCAAAGCCGACCAACAAGCCCAAATGTGGGAACAAATCAAACAGAAACGCTACGATAACGGGCGTAATGGTGTTTATGTTAAATCGGTAGATAAATGGTTCCATACTGATGACATCAGCCGTCAGCAATATACCTTTTTACGCACTTTGGATAACTTCCCCACTACCCAATGGAAGGTGATGGATAATAGCTTTGTGGCGTTGGATAAAACGTTATTGGACGAGCTTTCGCTGGCGATTTTCGCCCATGAACAGGCGGATTTTACCAATGCGGAAATGCATCGTGTGGCGATGTTGCAAGCAGAAAATCCGTTAGATTATGATTATTCAACCGGTTGGAGTGAGATTTATGGAAACTAAAATTTATTTAGCCCTTTACAAAAACAAGCGGTCATGGCGAAAAGAGCCGGTGAAAGCTTGTTGTGATTGGCTAACCCGAAAACTTACCAAGGGGATTTATTCCCATTGTGAAATTGCGGTAGAAAAAATCGTATTTACCAAAGGTAGTCATTATGAACAGGAAAGCTATTTTGAGTGTTATTCGTCTTCGGTGCAAGATGGTGGCGTACGGTGCAAAGAAATCAATGTGGCAGACGGAAAATGGGATTTAATACCACTTGAAAAGGTGACAGAAAACGAGATTAAGGGCTATTTTGGGCGAACAAAAGGTATGGCTTATGATTGGTGGGGAGCGGTTGGCATTGTGCTGGGCATTAAGCAAAAACGTTCTAAGTTTTTTTGTAGTGAGTGGTGTTTTAATGCGTTGTATCAGTCGGAAAATGGCTGGCGGTTTGGTCCGAATGATTTGGCGGTGATGGTGAGATAA